CCGCATGAACCCCGCACAGCCAGCAGAAGCGGCGACTGCGGCGCGCCCCGGCCACAATGGACCGGCTGGGGCGCAACCTTTCGGCAGAGATGCCGTCACCGAGCCCGATGGGGCGTTCCTCCCTCAACTGGCGGGGACTTCGGTCCCCGCCGTTTTTGGGACCTGAGCGCACCCGGCCATAACCAGGGGGAATTTGTGACCCGCTTCCCAGACCTTTACGCCCTGCTGACGGGCGCACCTATCCCCGCCGCCATTCCTCAAAGCGGACAGCCGGACGCCGCTTCGAAGCCTGAACAGATCGTCTCCACATCGGGGCGGATCACGGGGTTTTCCACTGATGATGATCAGGAAGTCCGGCGACTTCAACAGGAGCGGCTGTCGCTGCTTCCCCGGCAGATCGGGCGGCCCTGCAATCGCCGGCGGATGCGCGACCTGACCACGGCCCAGCTTCGTGCGGAGGCGGCTCAATGAGCAGCCTTGCAGAATATAGGGCCATGATCGAGGCCAAGCGGATTGCGTTTGTCCCTCGGGGAATGGCGGACATTCCGCCGCTCAATCCGGCACTGAAGGACCATCAACGGCACTCTGTGGAATTTGCCCTGAAGGCCGGATGTGCCGCGCTGTTTCTGGATACCGGCCTGGGGAAAACCCTGTGCGCTCTTGAGTGGGGCCGGGTCGTGGTCGAGCGCACTGGCCAGCCGGTCCTGATGCTGGCGCCGCTCGCTGTCGCCGCGCAACACGAGCGCGAGGCGGTCAAGTTCGGCATTGACGCCAAGGCCATTCGCGAGCCGGACCAGATCGACGGCCCTCGTATCTATATCACCAACTATGACCGGCTGGCCAAGTTCGATCCCTCGCTGTTTTCCGGGGTGATACTGGACGAAAGCAGCATTCTAAAATCTTTTACGGGATCGACCACGCGGGCGCTGATGGAGGCGTTTCAGGATACGCCGTTTCGCCTGTGTTGTTCGGCAACGCCAGCCCCCAATGACCACATGGAACTAGGCCAGCATTGCCAGTTTCTCGGGGTCATGAACTCGAACGAGATGCTCGCCCGCTGGTTCATAGCCGATCAGAAAAACATGGGCCGCTATCGGATCAAACATCCGGCCAAGGCGTCATTCTGGGAATGGGTGGCGAGCTGGGCGCGGTGCGTTTCAAAGCCATCGGATCTTGGGTTTGACGATGCGGGCTACGATCTGCCGGCGCTGGAAATGCGGCGCCATATCGTGGCGGCTGATCGGTCGATCAATGCCGGCGAAGAGCGCGACGGGCAGGCTCTGCTTTTTCGGATGCCCGATACATCGGCAACCTCGATCCATCGCGAGAAGCGACTGACGATCGAGGCAAGGGCTGAAGTCATCGCCGGATTGGTGGCCAATGAGCCCGGCGAGCCGTGGCTGATCTGGTGCGACACTGATTACGAGGCGGACGCTCTGACGGACCTCATACCGGAGGCAATCGAGGTTCGCGGCTCTATGAGCCCGGAAGTCAAAGAGCAGCGTCTAACGGCCTTTGCGACGGGACAGGCGCGCATCCTTATAACCAAGCCGTCAATCGCCGGTCAGGGCCTGAATTTACAGCACTGCGCCCGCATGGCGTTTGTTGGCCTCTCGTTTTCGTACGAGGCATTTTATCAGGCCGTTCGGCGCTGCCATCGGTTCGGCCAAGTTCGATCGGTCCAAGTGCATGTGGCCTGCGCCGATACCGAGGAATCGGTGTGGCAAGTCGTCAACCGCAAGAGCGGCGACCACGAGGGCATGAAGCGCGAGATGAGCGCGGCCATGCGGCGGTCAATTTCAACATCGGAAGTCTTGCAGGTTTATCGCCCGGCGAAGCTGGCGGCGCTTCCTGCATTTTTGGGAGCGGCGTGATGGAAGTATTAGATCAACACATCGGCGAGCGGTTCGCAGCCTATAATGCGGACACCGTGGAATTTACGGCCGAGATGCCGGACAACTCGATCGACATTAGCGTCTACAGCCCGCCGTTTTCGTCGCTCTACATTTACTCTGAGAGCGAGCGGGACATGGGCAATGTCAGCTCGGATGAGGAATTTCAGGCGTTTTATAAGGTGCTCCTGAAAGACCTTCACCGCGTCACAAAGCCTGGGCGACTGTCCTGCGTTCACGTCAAGGATTTGGTTTATTATTCGAACGCCAGCGAGGACGGATCGCGCGGGCTGCGGGACTTCACCGGCGCCTGCATTCAGTCGCACATCGAGGCCGGCTGGGCCTTCCATAGCCGCGTGACAATCTGGCGCTGCCCAGTCAAGGAAATGACAAAGAGCAAGCCGGACGGGCTGCTTTACAAGAACTTCAGGACAGACAGCGGGCGTAATCGCGTAGGCCTGCCTGAATATATCCTCGTGTTCCGCAAGTGGGCGGAAGGCATGGATGAAAACCCGATCAATCACGTTCCTGGCCTGTGGCCGGAATGGGCGGGTGATGGCGCGGCGTTTGTCAATCGCCGGGTTCCAAACCATGACGGCTTGCCCGATGTGGCGAGCCTGACAGACGCCAAGATGCGGGCCGATCCGCGCTATGCCGAGGCGCTGGACATCTGGCAACAATGGGCCTCGCCGGTCTGGATGGATACGCGCCAGACCGACGTTCTCAATGCCCAGATTGCGCGTGATGATGAGGCAGAGCGCCACCTTTGCCCAATGCCATTGGACCTGACGGACCGATGCCTGCGTCTGTGGTCAAACGCGAACGATGTTTGCTTTAGCCCTTTTATGGGCGTGGGCTCTGAAGGCTTTGCAGCGATGCGGGCCGGACGCCGTTTCATCGGCACCGAACTGAAGCCGGCCTATTACCGACAAGCCGTGAAAAACCTGCTCGAGATGGAAGCGCAGTCTTCCGGTCCGTCGCTGCTGTCGCTGGCTGGGGCTGCGTGATGCGCCCGGTTCTAGACGGAGACTTCGCAGTCATTTGCGACACTTGCGGCGCCCAGATCATGTGGGAAGGCAAGGGCAAGAAGGCCGTTCAGGTCTGCGACTGCGAACGGGCTGTGACCTTCGTTAGTCCCGGCCGGAAGAAATGCTCCAGCAAGGGCGCCAAAGCCAAGGGCGACGGCGGCGAACGTGAACTGGTCAAGGCCGCTGAGGGCTGGGGCTGGACGGCGCACCGGACTGCAGGTTCTGGCGCCCACGGATCGCGGACCAACGAACAGGCATTCGCGACCGACGTCCGATTGAAATTGGGCGATCTGGTCATCCGCGTCGAGTGCAAGCGCCACGCCTCCGTTGCTGGCGTCAAGACTCTGAACAAGCTGCGCGACAACAGCGACGTGCTGTGGCTGCGCGAGGATCATCAAGAGGCGTTTGTGTTCATGCCGGCGTCCGTCTGGGCCCAGGTCATGGCGCTGGCCGCGGAGGGGAACAAATGAACGCGAGAGACCAACTTATCGTACGCAATTTCCGGTCGGGCATGAACCTGAAGCAGATCGCCGATGTCGTCGGGCTTCACTACGTCACGGTTGGGGAGATTCTGACTAAGCTGGGCGAGAGAACGCCAAAAAAGCGGGGCCTGCATGGCGGCGCCAGGGATGGAGCCGGCCGCAAGCCCGCAGATAGCGACAACAGCGGCACAAGCGCGGAACACGACGACACCATCCGCGATCTGAAGTCTCTGGGCCTGTCCCTGACCAAAATTGCGGAGATGATCAACCGCAGTCGCGGCTTCGTCTGGTATCGCGCCACGTCGATGGGAATTCATGAGACGATCCATAAGGATTTGGCCAAGCTGGAGCCCGTCAACGCCGGCAACCGCGACGACGCCTATGTCGCGGCCTGCCTTGCTGAAGGCGGTTTTGTCTATCGCGAGGTCCGGGGCGGCCGGGTGGTCGAGGTGCGGCCATGAGGCGCCTCATCACCCACTTGAGCGAGGCCCTGGACGCCGAGCTTATTCGCCAAGGCGTCAAGGCTGAGAACCTGCCCGACTGCGAGGCCTTGGCTGTGGTGCTGATCAAAGCTGTCGCCGCATGGCTAGACCTGCCGGGGCGGTATCGCATGGCTGCGATCGGCCTGCGGGAAGCCCTCAAGAGGGCCGGCGCATGAAGTTGCTCTCACTCTGGAAAGGCGAGATTCTGGTTCACCCCGGAACCATGAACCAGATCGGCCAACGGGTCGCGGATCAGTATGGGATCAGCGTCGATGATCTGAAGCGCCAGAACGGCGGCTGCAAGGTCATGCGCGCGATTGCCTATCCCCGCCACGAGGCAATGTGGCTGATGGCGATGGAGACGTTCCAGAACGGCTCTCCGCGCCACAGCTATCCTCGTATCGCCGCATGGTTCGGAATGGACCAC